GTCGAAGCGTACGTCAACTCGATGGGCATCGTCGATTCCGATAATGACATCATCGCGTCGGACGCATTCGACAAATCAATCGAGAACAATCTGCCGATTCCCGTTCTCACCCAGCACGACCAATCGAATGTCGTCGGTAAGGTTTTATCTGCGAGCGTTGTTCCGGTTAGCGAGAAAGAATACAGGCTGAAAGCAGTCATGCAGATGAATCTCGAAACCGAACTCGGACGCGATGCTTTTAGTAATGTGAAAGGGGACTATCTTAATCAATACTCTGTCGGGTTCAATATGACCCCAGAGAGTGCAATCATGGACAGAACAGCAGACGGACAGACTGTTCGGGTAATTAATAATCTTGATTGGGTAGAAACCAGCCTAGTTGTGCGGGGAGCGTCACCCAGCACGGCAACGATATCGGCAAAGTCCGACGATGACGTGACACCAACTATTGAATCAGAACCTGTCCCAGACACGTCCGACGATGAATCGGATGCCTCTGGCACGGAAGTAGATGTCCCCGACGAGTTGATCGAAACGGTCAAGGAATTGAGGAAAGCTATACAACTGAGAGAGGTCGAAGAAATCAAAAAAGAAATAGGAGAAATCTAATGCAATCGAAAGATTTGCGCGACGATGCCAAGTCTCTGGTAACTCAGGCTGAAGCCGCCATCACTTCTGGTGATGCGGAGCAAGCCGAGAAGCTAGTGGCAGAGGCAAAAGGAAAAATCGTAACAGCAGATTCTCTCGACGCAACCGCCTCAGAGGTCAAGAATTTGACCGATATGTGGGGAGAGGATGGCGTCCAGAGGATTCCAGTTGCGTCGGAAGATGTTAGGAAGTACAACCCCGATGATTCAGGGGCGGCACTAAGGGCAAGCTATAAGCCTGCCGATTGGGTAAAAGGATTACCCGCCGCGTCACAGCCGTCGTGGGTACTTGAGAAAAGTGGAGTTCGAGAAAAAGAGGAAGCCGTTTTTTACAAAGACGTATTCACCAAATACGTTCGCTCTGCAAATGATGCGGCTTTCAGGTTGTCTCTGACACCTCAAGAAACCAAGGCAATGGAAGAGGGAACAGATGCGGAAGGTGGTTACTTTGTTCCGGAAGAGTTTATAAACTCAACGATTCACGACACGGGATTACCGTCCGGTGCTGTGAGGGGTGCTTGCACAACTATTCGCGTGGCGAGTAAGGACGGATATGTTCCGTCTATCGCCAATGCAACTTGGGGTGCGATAGCAGAAGAGGCGGCTTTTAGTGACCAAACTCCCAGCGTGTCGCAGACGTCATTTTCTATCAAGAAGAGTGGGGGGTTGATAAAGGTCACGAGGGAATTACTCGACGACTCAGCCATCAACTTGCCTGTAATGCTTTCGCAGATATTCCAAGAGGCCTCAGGACGGTCTGAAGAAGTTGGAATCCTTGGTGGTGGTGGAACTACTGACTACCTTGGTATTACAGATGCCGCCGCAGGGGTAAGCGATTACCTGTTGGCAAGTCCGACAGCCATTGTCGCCGCTGACTTGTTTGGAATGTTCTATACCTTAGAGTCCCAGCATCGAGCCAATGCTAGTTGGATAATGCCTTCGTTGATATCGAAAGAAATCAACGGGATCAATTCAACGTCCGCAGGGGTGCATTCAGTCAACGACTTGAACACGCCACCCGCAGACTTTTTGCTTGGTAAGAGGGTAATCAATAGTGATATCGCAGGAACTGGTCTTGCAACTGCTATAACGGCATCCGCCGAGATAGGAGTGTTCGGAGACTTGCGGCAGTATTACATATTCGACAGGATCGGATTCAGCATTCGCAGGAACGATTCGTTGTACATGGAGAATGATCAGGTTGGCTTCTTTGCTACTCGCAGAGGAGACGGCAAGGTAGCACTCGCCGCCGCGTTCAAGATTTTGAAAGCCGCCGCCAGTTAATAACTAGCGGCTAAGTCGGCAGGGGGAGTGCAACGGAATGACCATTCCCCCTGTCGTTATTGAGGAGATGGAAATGGCGACAGTAGTTTGTATCAAAAGCGTATCGATCGGGAGTTTGAATCGCGCCTTTCTTGAAGGCGAGACGTACGACATTCCGTCGAAAGAAGCGAACGCATACACCGAATATTTCAAGAAAAAAGCAACCGCGACGAAAAAGAAAACGACGGGGACAAACAAGCAGACAACGACGCAGGAGAATAAGTAATGCCGAACCGCCATTCTTACGCGACAACTGACGACCTGAGAGATTACCTCGCTGGAACGAGTTACGCGTCGGGTTGGACGGGAGACGCGGCAACATTGCGACGCATCATTGAAGCGTCCTCCCGCAGAATCGATGATTACTGCGGAGGAGGAATGTTCGGCGCATCCACGGAAACCAGAACTTACGACATAGGTTCTGGAACTCTGAGACAGTCTCCGCAATACACAACCCCCACGGGTTGGGGTGGGGACATATCGCTGGCACAAACCCTGTCTCCGGTGATCCCTCTGGACGGCTGGCTCGTCGAGGCAACGACAGTCACTTCATACAAGCAGACGGCACGGACAGGATCGGAAACATTAACGAGCGGATACAACAATGATTATCTGCTTATGCCGTACAACTTCACGCCGAAAACAATCCTCAAATTAAACGAGGACACGGCGAAGTCGTTCTATGGTGGACAACAGACGTTGTCGATTCTTGGGACATGGGGATACTCAAACGAAACGAGTGACATAACAACAAACTCGGCGGCTATTACAGATGCGACAGCAACATCATTCGACGTTGCCAGCGCAAGCGCGCTGGGAAGCGCAGAGACGATAGCAATCGGCTCGGAGCATATGTATATAACGTCTATCAGCACAAACACGTTAACCGTCGAAAGGGGCGTCAATGGCACAATTGCCGCAACGCACCTGATCTCGCAGGACGTTTCTGCGTTTGTATACCCCGAACTTATTTCCCAAGCATGTCTCGATATATCTCGAATTACTTTTCGAGATAGGGATTTGGGACTGACAACAACGATCGGAGGAGATCAGCCAATCACGTTGCCGAGAAATGAAATTAAACAGGTGCTGGCATCGCTCGACCAATATCGGGTCGCGTCGACATCGAACGGAATTTTCATGTAATGAATGTCACGATCGAAACCGAACTCAAAGGAAAGATAGCCGATCCGAGATTAAAGGATCAACTAAAACACGCCATCAACGACGGGCTGATGGAACTCGCACAGATCGAAGGGGCGAACGTTGTCAAAAATCAACTGTATCCGAATCATGGTTTTGTGACAGGTAACTTAAAAAACAGAATCGGATCGGCAGTTGTAAAAGATTACGTGGCACAGATCGACGCGGGGGCGCATCGATACGGATCGAATCTTATCTATGCGAATTGGGTGGAAGGAATTTCGAGGCGGAATCAGGGTTCAAGATTCAAGGGATACAAGATGTTCGAGAACATGTTTCGACAGCTTGCGAGAAACGAACAGGCTTTCCAGAGATACATCGGCGGAGCAATTATGAAGGTTTTTAAATCATGAGCAGATCGGGAGCAATCGATCGAATCGATACTCTGTTGTCAACGATTACCGATCCGGCTTTCGTCTCTGTAATGAGAGGAGAACCATTGGCAATCGCGGGAACTCCACTGCTTGCGTTCTGGGTCGCAGGGCGAACGGTAACGGGCGAAACAATGACAAGAGACGGATCAATCACCACGTTCTCGATACGCGGTTACTTTCGGATGCAGAGTAGCGCGGACGTCAGAGAATCATTAGAACTCGACGTGTGGGATGCGATGTACAACGTCCACGATGTTCTCGCGGCTGATACCGAGTTGTCCGGCAATTGCACATATTCACAAGTCGGGGACGCGCAAGCAGGATATCAAGAGATATCCGGCACAGCGTTCCGAACGGTTTCGATTCCTTTTGAAGTTGAGATATTAGACGACGTTACGGTCGCACCATAGGAGAAAGAGATGGCAAAAGTAAACGGAAATAATATTCGGTTATATGTACAGGGGGACGACCTGTCGGGAGATGCAAACAGTCTCGACGGAATCGGTTACGCTAGCACGATGCTCGACGTCACAACGTTGGACGTCACGGCGAACAAACGTATCACCGGATTAGGATCGGGAACGATGGGAGTGAGCGTTTGGTTTGACGCGGCGGCGGGGCGATCTCATGCGCTGTTCACCGCTAATTCCGGCAAAGTACCGACAACGGATCAGAACGTACTCGTTCCGATGGGTTCTGCTGAAGGCGACCCGTCGATTCACATGGTCGCAAAGATCGCGAATTACGATGTCGATACCGGCGTCGATACCGCCGTTTCCGCCTCTGCGAGTTTTGAATCCAACACATATACTCCACAGTTTGGGGTGATGTTAACGTCTCACCAAGACACCCACGCAAGCACGGCATCTGGAGGAACGGTAGACAGCGGAGCGTCGTCATCAAGCGGCGGAAGTGCTGTTCTTCAAGTGTTCTCGCTTTCGTCCGGAACTGCTGACGTAAAAATTCAGCATTCCACAAACGGATCGGCATGGTCTGATCTGATAAGTTTTACGGCTGTGACAACGTCCCCGAACAGCGAGTATGTCGCCGTCACGGGAACAGTAAATCGATATCTAAGATGTCGAAGCACGAACACATTTACGAATTTAGTGTTTGCAATTGATTTCGCCAGAGACTAATTAAGGAGGTCTAAAAATGGCAAAAATAGCAGGAACCGGAACTTATGTTGCGGTGGATAACAGTGCAGGAAATTGGCAAGATATATCGAACGATATCTCTTCAGTTTCTATCAATCTTCCGACAAACATGTTGGAGGTAACGGGACTCGACAAGAGTGCGCCGGAAAGGATCGGAGGACTTCAGGACGGTTCGATCGGACTTGAAGGATACTTCAACGCCGCGACCGACAAGTCGCACGATGTTTTCAAAACCCGAACGACCGCGCGAACGGTCACAATTGCGATCGGTGGAAATACTGCCTCCAACCCAAAAATGGCGGGAGAATACATAATCGAAAATTATGATATTTCTCTCGGCGATGATCGATCCCTAACGTGGAGCGTAACGTTGCAATTAGCCGACGGAACTGTTCCGACTTGGACTACTGTTTAGTCATGGCTTTTAAACTACGATCGACTAATGAATTGCTGACGTTCAAGGCGCAACCCGAATTGGACGAGATGAAAATCATGGTCAAAAGTAATGTGACCCTGAAGGTCTTTTTTGACCTTCAGGTCTTGTTGGCATCGCAGGACGCAGAAAAAATGCAAGAGGGGTTCGAGTCTTTTGCAACTGACGTCCTACAAAGCTGGGATGTAACCGACGACGATGGCACTTCGATTCCGACTGATTCAGACGGGTTCGGACAGTTGCCATTTACTCTCGCCCTTGCTGTCTTGACAGCATGGGTGGAGCAAGTGTCGTCGTCGGGGGAAGTCTCAAGGCTGACGCAAAACGGTTTCTCGCCGTCGGCGGCGGAAGCGATCGGGACGGTCA